ATAATATTGAAAAAAAGTTTCCAACCGCTGTAAAAGCTGTCAAGTGGAAACAAGCCTTTTAGGTGCTTTTACATCACTGAAAATAATGATGTTTTGTCTCATTTTTCTTTTCGGTCGGTGTAATGATCTAAATTATTAATAAAACATTTTGTAAAAAAATATGTTAAATTATAAACATCCCTTGGATTTTTTTAGACATTCTAAAAAAATTTAATATATTTTTGGAAAATAAAAATGTTGGGTTACACAACTTTCTACACTTATTATAAAGGGTATTGTGAGAATACATAACAATACATACCTAAAAGAATCGCTAATTTCTAAATAAATGGGTATTTATTTGTATTGCTTTTGTCGTGGAAGTATATTCATTTATACTTAGAGGTACTTATGTCTATAAGTTTTTACAAAAAATGCATTTCAAATTTCTAATGATGGAAGGATTTTATTCTTTTTTTTCGATCAACATCAAAATTATCAATAATTTTTTTTATATTTTTCTTATCTTGGTATGGTGTTAAATCATACTTAGAAACATCAAAACTAATATAATTGAAATCTTTGATGAAATTTTTAAAATAGTCATTGTTAATATCATCACTGAACTTTTCACGATTTGGATCTATCCCAATATATTTAAATTCATACACTAATATGTCATTAATTTTACCGGATTGTAATTCTTCTAAGGTACATGACCGGGGAATTTTTCCGGAAATTGTATAAGATTTTATAAATTTTAAAAGACTTGATCTCGGAAGAAGAACCTCATATTCTGATAATAATTGAACTTTATTATTTTTATTATTGCCAAATCCAGTTTGTTTACTGTCAAGATACAAAATTCTAGATCCCTTTGGTAGAAAAATTTTAAATAAACAACATTTTGGTTCATTATTTTTAGCAAATCCTGATAAAATGAAATCATCCATTGCAACACTATTCATAAGTGTTGTGGAAAGATAATTTTCGAAAGAAAATGATTGTCCTTTCCTTAGGGATTTTAATTTTTCAGTCATCTGTTTTTCATAATAAGGATCCAAAAAACTTACCCCCCGATATACATAAATGTCTTCATCCAGTTTTGGAGCATTTTTAAACAATCCATCAATCACAATAATACTTTTTATAATTTTGTAAAATGTATAATAAATATTATCAACAAAATCTTGTTTCAATTCCTCTTTGCCTAATTTTTTCTTTTTCTCAAAAATACGATCAATCACAGTGAACAAATTCTTTCTTAATTCAGCAAAATATAATTTCCTATCATATAAAAAAGTATTAATCTCAATATAACCTAGCATTTTGTAATCAGATAAAAGATAAATCGCATATTTGTCCTGTTTTTCATAATAATCCTCATATTTCTTCTTAAATTGCCTAGATTTCCAGAAAATTTCCTGCTTTATTTTTTCAATAGAATTGGTTAATTCAATTAATGATTTCATATTAACCCTAAGTTAATATAATATTTTTTTTACTGAAAACTACAAGGATTACTTCTACATAAAGGACAAGAATAAGATTTGGATTTAAAAAACCACTCATCCACACATTTTTTATGAAATTTATGTCCACATTGCTGTAATTCTCTATAATATTCATTTTCTTCAAAATTATCCTGACAAATCGAACAACATTTCACACCTAAATTTTCGCAACATTTTACTTTTTTATATTTCGGTAAATGAAATATAAAATCTTTTTTAGTATATTTGGTTTTGCTTGATCCTTCTAAATTAATTACTGCTGATGTAAAATTTTTATCACTATTGACAATTATTACTTTATCATATTTATTAATTTGCTTAAGTTTCATTACTATATCCTCAAACGAACTCACATCTCCCAATTGATAACTATGGAAAAATTCCATCAAATAATATAATAAAACAATTATTTTCTTTTTAAGACTATTTTCGCAAAGAATAACAAAAAAACGAAAAAATATAATAAAATCAATAATTTTATTATTGAATTATAAACATGTTATTTAAAAATTTAACATTGCAAAAAAAAGATTATCCTCCTTACTTTCTAGCAGAAGTTGGTTTCTTTGCTGGAGCAGGTGCTTTCGCAGGAGCTGGTGCAGACGTCACCTTCTTCACATTCTTCTTCGGAGAAGGAGGCTTTTCTTCATCATCCTCTTCAACATCCTCAACATCCTCAGCATCACTGTTCTCAACAGATTCGACATCAGTGTGCCTGTCTTCAGTTGAAGCAGGAACATCATCTTCATCATCGTTTTCATCAGTGACACTTGCAGTAGCCTTCTCCGCAGAAACAACTGTTGCAACTGCACCAGTCTTGTCATTGAAGGCATAAGTTGTCGGACGACCGCCTGAACGCTTAGGAACCAAAAGTTGCTGAACCGTGTAGGCGACTCCAAAACGCCCTGAAATAAACCAGGGCTTCAATGAAATCAACGCCTTAATCTTTGAACCCTTTGGAACCAACTTAGTAAGCTGGTCATAATTCTCAATTTCAACCTGTTCGGTTTCAGAATGGTAAAACAAAAGCTGAGGTGAAGCATCATCAACACTCTTCTTCTGAATCTTTGGAGCAATCCTTGGAGGATACTCACCCTTCTCATCCACCTTCAAACTGGCAGTAAACATGGCACGAACAACATCCTTGTTATTCTTCTTCTTGAAAATAGTCATAGTATGTTCGCATCCAAAATCAACCATTTTTTCATCTAAAGCCAAAAGGCCCTTAACAAATTCACCATCTTGAGTAAGTGAAATATTCAAAGAATAGTTATCATTCTTCTCTCCACCAGTAAAAGAAGTTACTCCAAAAGGAGTAATTCCCCACTCAGTTTCAAGGTAAAAAGGTGATCCGTTGTAAAGCAAAATACTCTGCAAACGATCATTTTTCTTCTTTGGTTCAGTAATAGAAACCTTAGAAATATCAAATTCAGTTGGGCTTACGACAAGAAGTTCACTCATAGTGTTCAGTTGAATAGCTAATGTAATATTAGTAATATTAATATTCAATTTTTTTTTAAATCCCTTTTTTTCATGCCAAATGGGTTTTTAATTTTTGAAATTTTCAGTATTTAGAAGAATTATTAAAAATTGATTTTTTATAATTTAAAAATTATAGCCTTGGTATAATTAAATATGGAACCTATTTTTTATACAACAACATTATGCATGTCTGTTAAATCAAAAGGATCAAATGTTCAATGCCAACATTTTCCTAAGAATGGGTCAGAATACTGTGGTATTCATTCTAAATCTAAAAATTTAGTTAGAATTGATACATTATCGGGTGCTCAAAATTCTGTAATTCAATTACCATTACAAGTGAACACTATTAATCCCACACCCGATAATATTAATCAGGTTAAGAAATTATGTGAAAAATTAGATATTGTTTATGATCCCAATAATCATCAAAGATCGCAAGAATTAGCAAATATTTATCTGAGTGATCTTTCCAATAAATATGGGACATCAATTGCACAAATTATTAAAATACAATCTGCATTTCGAATGTGGAATATTTATCGTAGAAATCGCTCCAATAATAAGGAAGATTGTGGAACAATGGATTCTATTTATGATATACCGATTGAATATTATTTCGATTACTTGGACCAAGATGGGTTTGTTTTCTCTTTTGATATCAGAACTCTTACCCAACTAAATGGGAATCCATATAACCAAAAAGAATTTCCAACAACCAAGAATTTTACAAAAAGGCTTGAATCTAAGATCGATTTCATTAAAAAATCGGAGAAAAAGATAAAGCATGACGCTCCAAAATTAACGGAAGAACAAAAATTCTCACAATTTCTAATTAGAGTATTCCAAAAGTTTGACATGATTGGTCAATATACTGATACAGCATGGTTCGAAAATCTACAAATTGATGAACTCAAATCGCTATACAAAAATGCATTTGATATGTTTGACTATCGAGCACAACTTTCGGATGACACTCGAAAGAAAATTGTCAAAGATGGAAAATTATTCTCAAATATTATCAATGAAGTAGGATTTTTCAGAGTGAAGCATAAAAGATTACTTCAATTAGAACTCTTGAAAGAATTTGAGAGAATTATTGATGAGGGAGAAGATAAGGAATATAAGATTTTAGGAGTTAATTTAGTTTTGACTGTTTTGGTAGAATTGAGTCCATCTGCTGCGATGTCTCTTCCACACCTTGTCCAAAGTAGTTTTGGTTACTAACTTAGTAAAAATTGAATATTTTTTACTATAATTTATTCTTATAAAAAAATGTCTGAAGTGAAGCATTGGCTTATACGAGTGAAAGATGGTGAAAATTTTCGTAAAAGTAAATATCCCTTTTGGGGTGTAAAAAGAGGAAAATATAATTGTTTGAAATCATTAGTCAAAAAAATAAGTAAGGGTGATATTATTTGGTTTTTTACAAATTCCGATCATGGTGGGAAAGCAATCGGTATGGCAGAATATGTTGAATTTTATGACAGAGAAGATGAACCACTTTTCCCTATAAATACTTTTACAAATATTGAACAAGGTTGGGAAGGCGATGGAGAATGGGATCTTCAATTACATTACACCAATTTATATAATACCGAAAAACAAGACATAAAAATAAGAATCCAATGCGCAAGTACCGTACTTGTCTATGATACTTGGAAGGATAAAATTAAAGATGATCTAATTCTTCATTACAACAATTTTAAGTTTTATGCCGAACCATTGAAAAAAAATTGATATAAAATTATAATCGGTCAAATGACATATATATGATTCATGGCCTTACATCTAACAATCAAAGAAATCGAACTCGCAAGGGATTATGACTCTTCCTCAAATTTACAAATCGAGGAATATCTTATATCTCTACAAAATGAAAGAAATGAAATACTCGTTTCCCTTCCCAATTTGGAGAGAGAAGAAAAAATACCTTTTTTTTATCTCTAAAAAATTGATATAAAATTATTTATAATCTTCAACTACTTAAAAATGAAACCTCAAACACACATACTTTCACAAACTGAAATAATTTCTCTTCGTCATCAAGAAGAAATACAATTCAATGATGGATACGAACAACATGAGTGGATTATTTCTGAAATTGCATCTGATGAAATAAGACTTCATCAAATTGATCAACAACTGGCAAAATATGGTATTTAATCCGCATAAACTACGCCAGCAATTCCTGCTTCAATTCTCAAAACATTATAACTAGTTGCATAAATATTCAATTGGGTATCCTTTTGAATAACACAATCATTTAATGTCAATTCCAAATCAGCATTGTCTAATCTACTAAAATTACATGTACCTGTTGGCTGATGCTGTTCGGGCTTAAATCCAAATGAATATAAATATATAAAATTTCTAGGGACTCTTGTATGATATTGATATGGCTGAACAACTCTAAAATAAAAAGGTTCTCTGCTGTGAAATCTTTCCTGTCCCTCAAATCTGATTACAGCCCTATCAATTGTATCGCCAGGTTTTGGCTCTCCATTACTAAAATCAAAAAATTCATAACCTCTATTTGGACCTACCTGATATATCCTTGCAGTCTGTAAAACCCAAATCAACTCTTTTACTGGATGATTGAAGGTCATCGGCACAATAATATTTTTTTCATCAACTCCAACAGTATTAACCTGTAATTGTTCAATTAAATATTCTAAATTACAAGATGCGAATTTTCTTCTTTCTTCATTTTCCAAAAAGATGTAGTCTACCCATAAACTAGTTTCCAGAATAGAATTACTCTCAATAATACTACTCTCTGGACCTCCTTTTCCCGGGGGAAGTCCATTACTACTTACCCATAACTCATTAAAATCTCTAAAGGCTACTATAATACGAACAGTAGAATATTGAAGACTAATAAGTGGTAAAGCTAAACCAACATTTCTATTGAACCAAAACTGAAGTGGGACATAAAGATTTAATGGACCTGGTTGGGTATCAGTATTGAAAACTAAATGCTTTCCAATCATGAGATAATAAGCATATTCCTTCTCAGTTGTTAATGTCAATTCACTCCAGATCTCTAACCATTGTCCATAATGTCTGTCTATAACATTCCCACCAATTTCAATATCAATATGCTGTATGATTGCATGACCAATTGCATTGATCCAACTGACCGTATAATTTGGATTCTTATCGGGTTCAACATTTAAATTTGGTAAACGAATATTCAAAAATATCTGATAAATTAAATCTGCATTTGGTGAAATATCACAATAAACTTTATTTCCAAAATTGGCATCACCGTGAAATAATTGCTGTATACTTTCAATAGCAAAATTAGTATATCTTTTATAAACAGCGATGAAAAAAGTTATTTGTGGATTCCCAGTTAAATATACGTCTTGTGGGCCGTACGCGGCCAACTGTAATAATCCCCCTGGCATTAATTTATATGCTATTTATTTTTTTAAGTTAAATTCATAAATAAATTCCTCCAATAGCTTAATTTCAATTTTTCATAATTAAATTCCATTTTCAACATTTCATTCCATTTTTCTTCCAAATATTCTGCTGTTAACTTATCATAATCTTTCCAATGATCAACAAATACTTCTCTAATTTCATTAATAAAGTATTTAATTTATTTCAAAAAAATAGACTTAAAAATTTATTTACTATTTTCCAAAATGAATGAACAACAATTAGCAAAAATTGTTACTCTAACTGCTCAATTATTAGAAGAAAAAGATGTTCACTCTAAATACAATATAGTAGGAGATAAAACAATATATGCAAAAGAAGGATTATATGTTGGAGATTTCAATCCATCATATGACTTTTTTATAAAAGGGCGAGGTTGTATTACTGGAGATCTGATTGTCAAAGGAAATTTATTATATGAAAATAGTGGTAATGGTCTTCTCCAAAACTACTGTGATGTCTTTGCTAATCCAAATAAACCAGCTGGTTTTAGAATAAGAGACGATGATTTTACAAGAGGATTTATGTGGGACTCAAAAGAAGATGAGTTTGTTTTAGCAGAAGATCAATATTTTGATAATCAAAAGCAAAGGCAAAATACATTTCTAAAAAATATTCGTCTAAAAAATGCGAATCTAACAAATACCTATTCCAAAAATATATTAATTGAATCTTCAATTATTTCAACAAATT